CCGAGGATCCAGAACTCTCTAGGACGCAGGGTCGTGAGCAGACCCCTTTTGTCAAAGAGAAAGGGATGCAATGTGGGGAATTACCTCACACCGGATGCCAGGGCGAAGAGCCCCACTCCCGCGTGGGAGTGCGCCGTACAGGTACTGGCCTTAGCGAGGGCCGAGTAGCGGAGGTATATGGAGGTCACATCGACTGGAGCATGCTCACAGCCGGTTCACCCATCAAAACCAAAGCTAACCTGCGGATGACATGGCGGCTTACGCCGCCATGATGCGCTCCAAGATAGGAGCTGAATTGGGCAGAGGGAAGGGATTTCGCAAATCCATATCCTCACTAGGATCCTCACATTCCGCAAAGCGGTCAATGTGATAGGACTCCACCCAGGGCTTGTCCGAGAAAATCTCATCATCGGTAGCAGGAGGGAAAGTACTCCTCATACACCGGTCGAACAGTTTCTCGTATGTCTTCCTATAGGCATCGTATCTCTCCTCAGTCTCCAACGTCTCACCCTCCGGAGAGAGGTGGACGGAGCCATTGCAGAGTACTTCAGCCAGACATGAAGCCCGAAGAGCGCCAAGAACGGCGGGCTCTTCGATCCGAAGTTTTGAATAACTCCTCGGAATGTCTCGAAGATACTCCTTGACCAGGGGCATAGCCTTTTTCCACATGGGAAAGCTATCGTCCTCTTTCAAGGATGTACCTAATTGGGCCAGTTCACACTGTCTCTCGGGGTCATGCATCAGAAAAGATGCCATGACCCTCTGAGCACGGGTGAACCGGTCAACTACCTTACCAGACTTGTCGTGGTGTTCACCGACAACGGGTAAACCCAGGCCACCGAGGTGGGGAGGGAGGTAGTAGGACATTCCACGCGGGAGGAGGCGGTCAAAGACAGGCTTCCAAGAGGAAATAAATCTCTTCAGAAGATCCTTCTGGACATCAACAGGGTGGCCCCGAATGAGCTCTCTCGCAAGAGAACCCACCGTAGCTACCTTGGAGTCAACAGACTGAAGCATTGCTGCCTTCAGGTCACCGTCATCCAACTCCGAACCACGCCAGCCACATCCGTGAAGTAGGCCATAATTCACGTAGGCTATTTCGGTGAAAGTCGCGAACGCTCGGTTCGGACCACCGTTTTCAACTTTAAACATCATTGAATTCAGGACAATAAAGTCCGGTGATGTAAAGTTCTTTCCAAGGGAAGGAGTGAGGCCCCCTGAAGCCGTCACTTTCTTCCATTGCTCGTATCCGTCGGCTGTGGTAACAAAGCCAATATCATCACCATTGATGATAATGCCACTCTCAACAAGGGAGATGAACCTCTGGTAGGTCAACTCCTGGGAGTAGCGTGTATAAGCAAGGTTTGCAATACACAAAACGGGGAACGATGTAGGGGAGCCCATAAGCTGCCCCCAGGCCTGGGGTTTAACGAGACTATCCATGTACTCGCTATCACCCCCCCGAAGCCAGTCGTCCATAAGGGACTGCCTGGCTGCCTTGTTCGGATGGTCCAGTTGGAACTGGACGGAGTCAAACATATTGTGCTCGATAAGTGTTTGACGGAACAAGGTTGCCCATTCTTGGTGAAAGCCTCCATTTTTCGCAATAACGTCCGCAATGGCGGCCGACACGCGAGGATCGAGATTGTCGGTAGCAGCTGAGTAGTCGCCACTGACATAGAATTCGTCCTGGGTGCGAGGAAGCAGGTGAGAACCAAGAATACCAGACGTCAAAGGTTCCCCTATCAGGGCCGCACAAGGATGGCGGCGGAGATGGGTGTGAACGGCGGACTGTATGTACTTAGACCTGTAGTACTTGGAGGTGGGACCCATAGTGATGGTACGGACCTTGAAGGGCTCTGCAAGAGCCAAAGGCCGGGCCAACATAAAGACCTCCTCGCGATTGTGGTTTTTGTTGTATAACTTACGCCACAAATACTCGCGAGGGACGTTTCGCAAGCGCAGAACCTCAATACCGTATCCCCGAAACTCAAAGAGTTGGGAGAAGGGAAGTTCTGGTGCGAGATCATCATCCCAAAGACTCACCACTGGGGGTGAGCCAAACAGCCTACGGTTCACAAGCCAATAGAGGAACTTGTTGACGTGGGTTCGGGGTGTGGGGACACTGTAGGAACAGTGTCCCGGATCTATGCCTACACCGGGGACATAGGAGGGAGCCAGAGAGCCCAAGGCTCCCCCCTCTTTCCGTGGGTCCGCAAAATGCGCGGAACGAGACGGAATCTGGATACCCTGTGATTTGGAGTACCAGCCAGGAGGGAAGAGCTCGGCGGCGGTTCGACGGGCTTGTGGGACATGGACGGTCATCACAAGGTCATCGTTGGCGGCCTTACGGGTCGTGAGGTTCTTAACTGTCTTTGCAGCGGCTTCGAGCAGCACTGCACGGGAGACAGCGGGGGCACCCTTCTTCAACTGAGAAGCGGTCTGACCATACTTCAGGTTGAGGTGCTGCACACATCTCCGATGAAAGAGATAGGCAGCCCCCCCCATGATGGTGTCAGACCGGTCAATTGGGTTCAGGAAGGAGGGCCGAGTCGGAAGCTCAGTTTGCTTAAGTGCCTGTGCTGCACAGAACGAAAGCTTGAACTTGAGGTACGACTCGGAGAGTTCGGCCACCGCGTAAGCGGCCAGAACAGAGGTGAGGTGTATCTTTTGTTCAGAGAGGTCGGAATCCAGCCCGAGATCGTGGTAGAACTCGGAAACAAGGGTAGTTTGTGCTACTGCCTTATTAATGCTCTCGAAGAGAGTCTGCTGGAGCTTCTTGGCTCCCCGGACAATCGCCAAACGACGGGTGATTTCGTCGAGAAGCTGTACATGGGTGGTATAGAGGAGGGGGCACTGCGCCGGGTTGGAGCAGCACCGTGGGAGTTCATTGTATGTAACCGTCAGAACTCCCAAGCGTCTATTCTGTATATTAACAGACGCACCCTCTGGACGTCTCTCAGTGTGTCTGGACTGAGCCTCCCGTACCAGGAAGAGGAGGTGCTGATGGGCTATCCGAGCGGCCAAGCTGTCGTGAAGAACGACGGGAGGGCGGCGGGGAGCCATTGCGCACCGGGGGTAGATCAAATCCCCAAGAATTATTTGTTAGCCACTGCGAAAGCAGAGAGAATGTCGCTTGAAGCAACGGAAGGAGTGCAA